TTCTATTAATCTTATTATTAACTTGTCTATGTACATCAACTATCTGTAAATCTTTACTCATATAAAATAAATTATCATATTCTCTATCAATACATTGCTGTATTGCTGCCCAACCAATATTGTTATTCTCAACAACAAGTAATGCGTTATTATATTCAGTAGCTATATTAACTAATAAATTACCATAATCTCTTGTAGACATTCTACCTTTATATTCAGCTACTTGTTCTAAACTTTCTACGTCTAAAACGTGAAACGCAGAATAATCTGTAGCATCTCCTCTACTAACATCAGCACATACTACATAATCTTTTGTATAATTTGGTGGCTCCCATATCCAAACATTTGAATCAATGCCTCTTTTCTCAATAGGATCTTTAACTTGTGTTGTTCTATATTCTTCTAAAATAATACCGTCAATTACTGATTGTCCTGAAGTAATGAAATCACAATCACATTCTTGAGCCGCTAATGTAGGACCTAATAATTTATCTTGTTCATCTCTCCATTCTTGATCTCTATCAGGATGTAATGTCCAATGTAATCTTGCAAAATTAAAATCATTCAATCCATCTTCAGCCTCCACCCAAGTTTTATGAAACCAATTTCCAACACCATTCGGTGTAGATAATGTAATACATTGACCACCAGTAGAAAGTGTCTGTGACGCTGCAGCCCAAATTGCGTCAATCTTATCAATAAATGCCGCTTCATCTAATACTAATAAAGATAATGCTTCTGAACGAGCGCTGTCTTCTCCACTTGAAACAGCTTTTATTTGAGAACCATTTTTATATCTTAATGACAACTTATTATCTTCAACACATCTTTGTTTTAACCAGCTTGGTAAATTAGCATGCATCACTCGAACTTTTGTTACTAAGTTTTTAGCAACTTCTTGTTTAGTAGCAATTATTAATATATTTTTATCTTGATGAAATGTCATCATCCAAAGCGAATATCCAGCTGTAATAGTTGACATACCTAACTGTCTCGCTTTTAATATAATATTAAAGCGGTGTTGTACTAAATCTTCAACTACTTTTTCTTGAAAATGATATAAATGAAAAGGTATCTTTCCCTGTATCGGGTGTTGGATTACACAATACTTTTTCATAAAATAAACAGGATCTGAAGCACACTTTATATACTCCTGTTTAATTACATCTTTTATCTGTCCTTTGGAATTACGTTCCATATTAATAAATTACGTGAATAGTACCACTACCACTTATTCTCCGTACACCTATTTCATACAATGTTTTTGTAGTGAAAGCGGATGCCGCAACTGCATCACCCTCTGTCGGTGTAATAACGGATGAACCTGCAGTGCCAACTATAAAGCCGCTAGAACCGGCTAATGAACCAGTTAAATCTGTCAGCCCAGCCCCTACTGTTTTGATTCTACCATATTTAGCGTCATCATATGTAAGTGGTGCCTTATGACTTGACACATCAGTTTTACCGTGCGATCCTCGTGAAATTGTAGAACCATATGCATCGGTTGTTATATTTGCC